ATAAGCAACATATTCTTGCTTAACTGCATCTTGTTTAGCTTGTACTATCTGACCAGCTTCGTTCTTAATTTCTTTTTTAGCTGGTTGTATTTCTCTTTCTTTTTTAGCAAAATCTGCTGTTTTGCCTTTCTTTTCTGCGTATTTTGACCAATTCATTTTTATTCCTCGTTTGCTTTTAGTTTATCTGACCATGCTTTTTTAATAGCATCTGTCCAAATTGCACCAGCTAGAGCCTTAATTTCATCTGATTCACTGCTTATATCCATATCTGGTGATAATACTCTTCTGTGGTAAGAATATGATATTGCTTTCCCATCTTCCATGATTGAAGTTTTAGTTCTTACATTAATTTTTTTATATTCTCCTCTAACTTCGTAATCATCTTGTAATTCCTTAGTAATTGCCATTTTAAACTCCTGTTTTTAATTCCAATTAATTATCCAATTAATCTGTAAAATATGTTAATGAAAAAATCATTCCATTCTGGTCTGAAGATGCTCCAGTCGTTAAGTCTCCAACTACCATACTAGCAGTTGCTCCATTTGATGTGTCTCTTTGCACAAGTAAAACTTGATCAGTGTCACTTAAATTATATGCAGCGTAAGGAAAATTATTAGATGTCCAGTTGTAAGTATGTCCAATAACCATTACTGACTCTCCATGTGTTGCGACAGAATCAAACGGCAATCCACCTAATCTTAATGTTCCAGAAGCACTTCCAACTGAAACATTATCTGTTCTAATTGAACCTCTAACAGTTACTTGCCTTCCTATTTTAGTATAAGTAGCACTAACTATATCCATTGTCATTGTAGTAAATGAATTAGTAGCGGCTTCATATACTGGAGTCCAAGAACCCTCTTCATAATCATCCAAAGTATTTGCATCTGCACTAGCTACTTGAGTATCTGGAAAGTTTACTCCAGCACAATGAACTGTTGCTCCACTGTCTTGTGCCATGTAAACTGCTGTAACAGATGCATTTCCTAATGTTACTGAATTATCTGCTTGTGCTGTTGTACCAAATCCTACTGCTGTGCTATTTATTCTGCCATTTGCACCATCAGCATCTCTTCCCACATAAGTATTTTGATAGCCACCTTGCAAAGTTGCACCAGCACCAGAACCAAGTAAAGTATTAGAATATCCAGTAGTTACTGCTAAACCAGCCCTCATTCCTACCGCTGTATTTGCACCATCATCATTGTTTTGTGCAGTTAAAGCCTCATATCCTACTGCTGTATTATTGCTTCCAGCATCTTCTGCATCTAGTGACCCAAAACCGATAGCTGTATTTCTAGAACCAGATGTAAGGCTAAATAAAGCTTTTCTACCAATAGCTGTTGTTCCATTTGCTCCAGTAGTTGTTGAAGAAGAACCTTTAAAAGCAGCATAACCAACAACAGTAGCATCTTGAACAGTAGCAGTTGTTATTCCACCCATAGTTTCTCCACCTATTGCGACATTTGTATGAGCAGTTGTGGTGTTTTGCATAGCACTTCTACCTATTGCTGTATTTGATTGCGCACTCACTGATGAAGATAAAGCTAAATATCCAACTGCTACATTAGAGTTTCCATCAGTTATAGCATCACCAGCTTGACTTCCTATCGCAACATTATTAGTCCCAGTAGTAATTGCAAATAATGATTTGTAACCTATTCCAGTATTATCACTATTACTCTCTCCAGTTGCTCCAAATCCAGCATGAGAACCTAAATAGGTATTTTTTGTACCAGTAACATTGTAAAATCCAGAATTGACACCTACTCCAGTATTATCCATTAGAGTGGCAGAGCTACCACCATTAGATTTTCCTAATGCTCCATTTCCTACTGAAGTTGAATTTCCACCACCTACTTCTTCTGACAATCCAGAATATCCAATCGCAGTATTTGAAGCACCAACTGTTAATAATGTTAATGAATTATAACCAATCGCAACATTTGATGTACCAGTTGTGAGACTACCACAGGCATTTGAACCAATAGCTACTGTCTGAGATGCTCCAGTTGTAATTGCATCTCCACTTCTAGAACCAATAAGAATATTATTACTTGACGTTGTTATAGTTTCTCCAGCACCATATCCAATCGTAATATTGGAATCTCCTTCTGTTAATGCAGACAAAGCAGCATAACCCATTCCAATATTTTCAGTCGCATTAGTCATATCTGCATCAGCTACATTATGACCTATAAATACATTATAATTGTCTCCAGATGCTATCTGATTACCAGCGTTATAACCAAAAACTGTATTGCCAGTACCACCATCATTATTACTTAATGAAATGCGAGAGTTGTTATCAATTTTCATATTAGTAGTCGTTGATGTACTATTATATGTTGATGCAGTAGCAATAGCAACGCTTGTAGCATGATTACCAACTCCAGTTCCACCACCAATATATATAGCATTTTCTGAACTTCCAGATTGTGCATAAAACAATGTAACTGGCTCTTCTGCTTGTTTATAATGAAGCATTCCCATTCTAGCTTCTTTGATAGTATCATCTGCATCTGCTACATCACTCATTGTTAATTGAAAAGCATCAGAATCACCTACTATTTCCATCTTAGCATGAGTTGGAGATGACCCAACACCTAATTTTCCATCTGATGAAATTCTCATTCTTTCTGTAGAAGCATCATCATTTGTACTATCTCTAGTTGCAAAAACTAAAGCACCTTTACCATAAGCAGTTGAGCTTTCATTTTTATATCCTATTACTGCCGCTGCATTACTCCTACCAGTATCATAACCAAATGTAATTTGAGAATAACTATTAACAGCAGTAGTATTGTGCAAGTGTAAAGATGAGTGAGCAAATAAACCAAGAGTTGTATTACCATTAACACCATTTAAACTTAAAAGAGAACTTGGAGTAGAAATTCCAATTCCAATGTTTCCATTAGCTAAATCCATTTGTAATACAGGGTCAATGCCAAGACCTCCAGCATCAGTTAAAGTTCTGAATTTAAATACATCATCCATAATAACCTGTTGCATGGTTTTTGTATTACTTCCACCAGCAGTGTCTTTTAAAACTATATCTGCTTGTATTGCTCCTTCTAATCTTAACCTTGAAGCTGAATCACTTGATTGCATTCTTATTTCTTTTGCACCAGTACCACTAATATGTACATTAGTATCTGGAGAGGTTGTTCCAATTCCTACATTTCCACCATCTATAGTCATAGCTGTGCCAAATGTACCAGCATTACTTGTTTTAAATTCAACTATTGAATTTCTTGAACCATCTGTAATTGTATTAAATCCAGACAATAATGAGAAACTTGTTCTTTCTTGTGAATCAGTTAATAATCTATGAGATTGCCTAACTCTATTTGATGTATTTGCACTTTGAGTGCTTGTTAGATAAATTAATTCTGCTTCTGCTCCACTCCCAGCTATTTCAAGAGCCTTTGCTGGGTCTGTTACTCCTATACCAAGTGAGCCATTTACATGAACTTTATCTGTTGCTAGCTTTAATGCAAATGTAGTTGTATTTTTTCCATCCTTAACATCTACTAAATTTGTTGTGTTACCCCCACCATCTCTATCTACATGAAGTAGCTGTTCATAAGATGATGCTATTGATTGTCCTTCTAATTTTGCCATAATTTATCCTGTATAATCTTCCCAGTTAGTTGTTGCCTCTTCCCAATTCAACTGTATAGCTTCTGCACCAGCCCAGCCAATATCGGCTATCATCTGTGCAAAATTAACTATAGTTGCTCTAATACCCCCTAACATTATTTTAAAGCCAGCATATTAGTTGCTGTGGTATTTGTTGCTTTGATTGCAGAAAACTTAACGGGAAGTATCTGACCACTTGCTAGGTTTTTAAAAGTTGCATCGCTGCCTGATTGCAAGGTAAGTACTACATCACCTCCTACGCCTACGTAAACAGCAGAATGTAAATCTGTTAAGGTTTGATCTGATCCGGCATGAACAGCCGTTACAACGGTAGCACTCTCATAAATCATTTGATTTAAGGATTCTACAACTGAATATTTATTTATAGAACTTGCCATCTTGTTTCTCCTCTTTATGCCTTACCGAGCTGACATCTCTCATGGGCATATTGGTTTATGTTAAATCTGGAAATAATACTGCTCGACTTCCTCCTGTTTTATCTCGCTTTCTCATTCCATTTTTCTTTACTGCTTCTTGAAATTTTGCTTCGTGTATCTGAGACAAATTTAAACTTACCGTTGCTAAGTTACCATCATTAACTGTACCCGCTTTATCTCTGTATAAAGCTGCTTTGACATAATCAATTATAGAATTATGAAAAACATTATCAACATCAGGTGTGTCTGTAATGGCACTAACAGCATTTGGCTCCCCATAGTAATGTATCAATATTCCATTTGTCACTGCCTCATCAATAGGTTTATACTGGCCCTCTAAAGAGTGAGTCGTACCACTTGTTTCACCTCGTGTTGTGACAATAGCTAAATGATCACCTCTAATAAAGTAAGCTAATTTTTCTTCAGGGTGTGTGTATGTACTTGCCATTAATCTACATCCATTGTTTGTATCTCACCATTTAGTAATCGTGGAATCTTTACATATTCGCCACTAGAGTCCATGAAATCTACTCTAAAAACTTTATTAACTTCAATACCTGAATTACTATCACTCAAAGTATACCACTGTTGATCTGCAACAGAATTTGCTTTTGCATACTCTACCTTAGTAGAATAGTTTCCAATCTCAACAAGAGCCTCATTAATTAAATTAATAATGTATGTTTCAGGAGCATCAGGAAACACCTGTCTTACCCTTGATACAATCTTTTTTACTGTTAAACTATGTACTGCCATTATCCTGCCTCATCCCAAGTTAAAGTTGTGTCTTCCCAGTTTTTAACATTATAACTAGCCCAAAATCCTTTTATAATCCAACTAATTGATGTTGGTAATACAACAGAGCTAAAAGAAGGAGAAGTGTTTAACGTAACTCCCGTAAAGGATGGAGAGGTGTTTAATGTAACTAATGTTTTGGCCATTAGCTTGCCACCATTATTTGAATACCTTTGTCATAATCAGCTTGTAACTTTGCTTGTTGCTTTTCATAAAACTGATAGTTTTGAGTATTGTTGTTTAAATTCTGACTATACTCTTGAACACTTGTGTTTACTTGAGCACTATATTTATTTAACTCAGCTAGGAACTTTTGAACTAAATCATCGTTATTTTGTATTGCTGCTTGCAAGGTCTGAGCTTTGTTTTGCAAATCAAGAGCTTGATCTTGCGACTTATTGAATTGATCTATGTTTGTCGTTTGAGATGCTTCTTGCCTAGCATCCTCTGCATCTATTCGAGCCTGATTTAATGCTTTTTGTAAATCACTATTATGCTTTGCCAACTCTGCTTGTATGTTTGCCTGATAGATAACATTATCTTTGTTGAACTCATTTAACTCATTTTGAATGTCCCTAGAATACTGTTCTAATGAATTTGATTCAGTTGTAGACCATGCTTGAAAAGTTGTATTAACTTCATTTCTATATTTTTCTAATTTTTGAGAGTAGACCTGCACATCTGTATTTACCTCAGCTTGATACTCAGAAACCTTTGCTTGATATTCTTGAACTTCTTTCTGCAACAATAAAGAAGCCTCTTGTTGTGAATCTTCAGCATCAAGCCTAGCTTGTTGTAATTGCTTTTGAATATTTGACTGATACTCTACATTTGCATCATTAAAAATATTTAACTGATTTTGTAATGCTGCTTGATATGCAGATATATAAGAGTTTAATTTAGATATTTGTGCCCCTGCAAGTTCTATATCTTCTTCGCTTTCAATAAAATCACCTAACACTTCCCACCAGTCACTAACATCCTGTTGATCAGCATCAGTTCCTGCAGTTCCAGTTGTTATGGCCGCAGTGAGTTCTTCAGTTGCTCCACCCACTACTGGAGCTGTATAAACAGGTGCTGTTCCAAAAGAACCTATTGTAATAGCTCCTATTGAGGGTGTAGTAAAGCTAGCACTGGATAAGCTTGGTGGTGTACTTAAAGAAAAGTCCCCCGGATCATTATCTCCAAATGGATTCGCATTACTTGTATCTGCATAAAAAGCTTTAAAAGACACCCTAGTTGTCAGTGTTGGCTTTGTATATGTTGGTGCATTTCCATCTATAGCGGCCTTAGAAACACTTGCAACCGTAATAGCACCTACAGAAGCAGCACTAGCATCTGCATTACTTGCATTACTATAAGAAATAGTAGCTAAGCTGGGAGCACTAGGAGCTGAAGTAGAAACGCTTAAATCTGATTTTACCAAACTACTTAATTTATTACTTAATGATTTTATAGAAGCGTACAGCGGAACTAAATATTCATACTCGTCTGGAAAGTTTGTTATAGCTGAATCACTATAAGCTACTGTTGGATTATTAACTTCTAAGTATTTACAGCTACCAGAAGCTGGTAAAGCATTTAACTTTCCATTATAAACATAGTACACAGGATCTGTAGCCGTAGCCGCTATCATATCATCACTATCAGAAGCTCTACCCCTTAAAGATGCTGGTATTTCACGACATGGTTGATCTATTGTCCCATCATTTCTTGTTACTGATATAACCTTAGCGGAGTCTAAAGTTTCAGCCTCACTTCCGACTGCAGCACTCGTAAACGTATCTTCAGTAGCACAAAACATTTTTAACCTAGGAGGCATTACGTTTATAACCTCCATAGCACCATCGCTTAAAAATTGTGTAAGTTCTGTTTGAGTAGGAGCACTACTACCATCTATACTAAGACCTGTTAACCCTTCTACCTGTGCTTCAAATGTTGCCATTATTTAGCTCTCCTGACCTTTCTTGCTACTGTTTTACTATATTTAGCTCTTCCTTTTCCCTTTGCAGAAGCCGCTCTTTTCTTTCTATTTGTAGCAGCTTTTTGACTTTTTGTTAAAGTTTTTCTAACTGACTCTGGTAGATAACGACCTCTTTTCTTTTTAGGTTTTTTCTTATCACCCTTACTAACATAATCCCACTTTTGTTTAGACCATTTAGATAATTTATTCTTAGAGGACTTCTTACCAGAATATGTACCACCCATATCTTTATAATACTTTACTGCAAGTTGCATAGCTCTAGCTGAATGTTTACCACCCATCTTTGCTTTAGCTTTTGCTTTAGCTCTTGCCCACTTCGCAGGATCTCTTTTCTTTGCTGTTGCCATATTATTTTTTCTTTTTATTCGATCTTCTAATTGCTTCTTTGCCCTTTTTAAAGATCTGTTGCTGTGTTCTTTTGCCAGCTACCTTAGATCTTTGTTCTCCTACCGTTAGTATCTGTATCTTACGAGCAAAAGGCTTTCTAATTCTTTTTACTTTTGCAACAGTTGCTCTTGCATCAGCAGGCGTTGCAAATTTAATTCTTACTGTATCCTTTGGGTTTTCATCTGTGTACAACCTACGACCACTTCCTTTTGGTTTTTTACCTGTACCAACTTTAGGATCTCTTTTCTTTCTAGGCACTACTTCTTCTTTTTTGGAGAAGCGTGTTTCATTTGAACTTTAAAACTAGCCATTAAACTAGATCCTTTATGTGATTTATAACCACCTTTAGGATTTTTCATCAATTTATATCCAGCACCAGATTTCATCCAGTGATAACCATTAGGAGCTTTTACTTTTTTATTCATAACACCTTACCATTTTACTTTATTAGCCCACCACGCTGCTGACATTTTACCTCTAGCAATGTTCTTAGCATGACGAGCTTTAAATGATTTACGTTTTGCTTTCATTCTAGCAGACTCACCCTTCTTAGGTTTTCCTGCTGTTCCGGACAACGTACCAACTTTTTTACCCTGTTGCCCAAAACGTATTGTTTTAATCTTACCACCTTCTTTTGCAACAACAACATGAGACTTAGTAGGATGATTTGGAGTTCTCTTTGGCTTGTTAAAAGCAGTAACTCCAGCTCTAGCCAACCTAGGATCTTTTTTCTTTTTCTTAGGTGGCATAACCTAAATTCTTTCTCATGTTTTGTATGTTATCACTCATAGACTGAGTTGAAAATTCTACATCAGTTCTTTTTCCTAAGTCAGACATTGTCCACATATTCGTTGTAAACTTAGGAACAGAAGCTTGTTTTCCGCAAGCTCTACAATAAAACCAACCTTCTTTGTTGTTTGCATTACAGTGTATACATTTTTTCATAATTTTCCTTTTTAGGTTTTGAGGGCTGCCTTTTATTGACAACCCTCACAGTACCTAAAACTGCCATCCTTATTTATTTGGATTATGATATTGTTATGTGAGCTACATCGTGAGCTGTTGCTTTTGCATAGTACACTGCACCATCACAAACCAGCTCAACCTGATCACCTAGCTGTGCACCATTAATAAAAACAATCTCATCAACAGCAGACTCAGCACTACTACCAGTACCACCATCACCACCAGTCGTCATACCGACAATAGTGTCTTCAGATGTATTGTTAGCAATAGTAACCGCATTAGCTGCAACTTCAGACAAGATGAACTTAGCGTGCCATCCTGCACCAGCAGTTGCTGCCAATGGCAAGGTAATCTCATAAGCAGAATCTTGCTGAACCATAAAAACCTTACCAGAATCTAAAGCAGTTAAGGTTTTAGCAGCATTAATGGTTTCTACCTTTAGTTTAAGATCAGCTTTACCACTATTATTATTTAAATAATCAGCTCTCATCTTAGACTCCTTCTAGGTTAAACAATGCATGAGACTCAGGAAGAGTAATCTCTAAACCAGCTTCGGTTAAGATCATATCTTTTCTTAAGTCTTCATCAGCCGCTTGTATGTTAGTCATCACTTGAGTGTCACGATTGATACCGTTACCAATTAATGGACGATAAGCTAATTGTGTCATGTCAGCCATGAGCATAAAACCAGATGCGATACCTCTAAACAGTGGCTCTTTAACAAGGTTTAACTTTCCGTGTATGGTATCAATCACCATAACAGAATGTCCAAAAGCACCTTCTCTTGAGTCAAAGTTTAATCTAAAAGGCATATTGCTTGAAGATCCAATAGACGCATCAAGAAATGCACCGTCACCTAACTTATTAAAGAATGTGATTACTGGCAAACTACATAGAACCAGTTTTTCTGACATTCCGCCTCTAGCTGGATCAAAAATAACTTCAAGATCACTAAGTAATCTATCGTATGTCAATTCAGACTGTGCAACGCTGCGATGATATGCATTTCCAGAAGAATAAGAAAATGCAGAATCGTCTGTTACTGGTGATACATTTTTAACAATGTGACCTACTAGACCTTCAGTATATTGAATACCGCCTACACGAGCTCTTTGACCAAAAAGCATTGCTCTTTCAATGTCAATTTTGTGCTCACGAAGTTTGGTAGCCCAGATACGATTCCACTCTTCAGCATACCCACGATAGCGAGTTGCATAAGCAGTGTTAGTCATCTCTGCTGCTGTCTTAAAGATCTGAGTATACCCAAAATCATCTTCTATTTCAGAAGAGAATACATCAGGTGAACCAGAACCTTCTTCATAAGAAGTACCTATGATTTGAGCTACGTCATTATCAGCTAAGACATTACTTCCACTAACAGCAGAAACATCAATTACTTTACCAGTAAATGTTGAATCAGAGCTTCCATGACTTACTCCTGACTCCACTCTAACCAATGCCTGACCATATCCAGAAGTTGAATCAACTGTACCGACAGCTAAGACCATTCCCTTTACTAAGTAATCAACGGTTGCACCACCAGCAGTATCAACAGTAAATGAATACGAAGTACCTGCGGAAACAGCGGAACCACCATTTACATTACCTTTAAGAAGTAAAGAACGATCTGTAAAGCTAATACGGTTACGGTTTTCCAAATAACGGAACACGGGATCATCGGTAGGTGCTTTAGCAACCTGATTTAAGTAGACGAAAAATGGAGACTCTTCAGGAGTCAATTCAGCAACTCTGTCACCGAAATTAAATATCCGTCTTCTATCGGGTCTTTGACCTACACTAGCATCGGAAGTAGTAGCACTTATATCACTGGACTTTAATGTTCCAGAATTAAATGATATTGCCATTTTTATTTCCTTTGTGTTTTTTTGTTATTATTAACTACGGTAATCTTCCGACTCCACTCGTATTAATTATAGAGTCAAACATTTTATTAGCATCACTCTTAACTGATCCTTGTGGTTGCCCTTGAAGAACTCCTGCTGTGCGAGGAGCTTGCTTTGCAGCATTTACCGCTTCCATTGTATCATTGTTTGCAACAGACTGCCCTCTTTGCATCTGCCAAAGTTTGACTAGGTTGTTTAAACCTACTCGCTCTTTTGGTTGTGTCGTGAACTGTAAAAAATCATTTATATCATTATCTGACATTTTATGAGTCCCTCTTAGTTCATTCACAGTATTTTGCATTTGCATTTGTTGTTGCATCTGTTGCTGTTGTTGGGATAATGCAGAATTCAATCGCTGTTGTACCAAGTTATCTATCTTTGTATTTACATATCGTCCTGACTCTGAATTTTCATCTGTAAATGCATCCCATGGATTGAAATCGTCCTTATTTACATTAGGCTCTGCCTGCTTTTGTTGTTGATTTCCGGCAATACCATCTTCAAGCACTTTCACTAAGTCTGGTCTCTGCTCAAGTAGTTGTAGAATCTGAGCACCTTGTTGCAACTTTGCATTCTCGGCTTG